AACTACAGGCAATACCATCACAGTAAACCATAACCTTGGTTCTGTTCCTGGCTGTATTATCTATAAATCGTCTGCTAATAGCAGTAACTGGTATGTTTGGCATCGTAGCTTAGCAGATGAGGACTACTTAAAACTTGAATCTAGCGCTGCAGCTAGCGATAACAACTACAGCATTGCCGCAACATCAACCACATTTAGCCTTCGCGCTGGTTTTAATATATCAGCAAATCTTGGCTCCTGTATTGCCTATCTCTTCGCCCACGATGCTGGCGGCTTTGGTGCGTCTGGCTCGGATAATGTGATTAGTTGTGGTGGCTATACTGGCACAGGCGCAGCAGGAAACGCCATTAGCCTTGGGTATGAACCGCAATGGATACTTATTAAAAGAACTGATTCAACTGGTAACTAGCTATTATTTGATACCATGCGTGGTTGGCCTGTTGGCGATGCCAGAGAGTTATATCCAAACCTTAACGCAGCCGAAGATACAAGTAGTTACAACCCATCTCCAACTGCAACTGGTTTTACACTTAGAAACGCTGACTCTCGTACAAACGGTTCTGGAGCCACCTACATCTACATCGCCATTCGCCGTGGGCCGATGAAGACTCCTACGACTGGGACGAGTGTGTTTACGCCTTCCACACGCGCTGGAACTGGAGCATCAGTAACAACATCTAATCTGTCTTTTCCCCCAGACGCGGTTTGGTCAAAAGGTCGAGATAATGGTGGAACAAATAGTGGCGCTTTTGATCGTTTAAGAGGCGCAACACAACAACTAAGTCTTAATCAAACTGATGCAGAAACTACTGCATCAACATCATTGACTGGTTTTGATGTAATGACTGGATACACGGCTGGCGCTGACGCCGTGCAATTAACAATCAATGCTACTGGTTATAACTATGTAAATTGGCAGTTTCGTCGCGCACCCGGCTTCTTTGATGTGGTCTGCTATACGGGAACGGGAGCTAACAGAACAGTCAGCCATAATTTAGGTGTTGCGCCTGAGTTGGTAATTTTAAAACGCAGAAATAGTGCTGAAAATTGGCCTGTTTTACAAACAAATATCCCAACTCAAGCAACGCTAAACGGAACATTTAGTGGAGATCCTCCAAATTCATCATATTTTGGAAACGGAACAAGTTATGTTGCTCCAACATCAACTGTATTTTCGGTTGGAACTAATAGTGCAGTTAATGCTTCTGGCGGCACTTATGTCGCATACCTCTTTGCTTCCCTATCCGGTGTTAGCAAGATAGGTTCTTACACGGGCAACGGTTCTTCTGTGACGGTGACCACAAACTTCCAGCCTCGTTTTATTCTTGTAAAAAGGACGGATTCTACTGGTAACTGGATTGTTGGCGACTCTGCTCGCGGCCTACCAACAGGAAACGATCCAGCATTGTTCCTAAACTCAACCGCCGCTGAGACAACTGGGCAGGATTGGGTAGACGTTTCTTCCACAGGGTTTACGGTGAATGAAACAGCCTTGAATGCAAACGTCAATACTGGCACTTATATTTATCTAGCAATTGCATAAGGAGTAATCATGTATAGAGTCAAGTCAACGGGAGAAATCAAATCCCAAGGCGAAGTAAGGTCGATGTATCCCAACACCTCTTTCCCTAGCCAATGGACACCTGCATTGGTAGAGGAACTAGGACTAGACCCAGTATTTGAGTCACCGACACCTACTACCACCCGCTATCAAACCGCTTATAAAGACGGTGTTGAGCAGGACTCACAAGGTCGTTGGTTGTGGAAATGGTCTATCTCCGAGATGGACGATGAGACTAAGGCCGCTAAAGACGCTGAAGCCGCCAAAGCAGTCAGAGCCACTCGTGATGGCAAACTGGCAGAGTGCGACTGGGTAGTCATTAAGAATCTAGAGTTAAACCAGAACATCCCCGGTGTTTGGGAAGTCTATCGCCAAGGACTCAGAGATGTGCCTGCCCAAGCAGGTTTTCCCCATGACATCACTTGGCCTGAGAAACCATGACCACAGAAGCCACTAAACAAGCCGTAGACGCCGTTTCTGTCGTAACCGTCATCGGAACCCTCGCAGACGTACTTCCGGCCGTTGCAGCCCTGTTTACGATTGTTTGGACTGGGTTTCGCATATACGAGCTCCAAACGATTCAGAACTGGCTAAAACGCAAGAAATGACCACCATCGCTGCCAAAGCATCTACGGGAGAAATTGCCGCAGATTCTATGGTCAGCGGTGATGATTCCTTCTATCTCGTGCAAAAACTGAGACTTGGCAAGAACTCTATATACGGGGCTTGCGGAGATTGGGATAAATGCTTGAAAATGTTACAGGTTTTGGAGTCTGGTGGGGAACTGGACTCCGATACCGACGTAACCGTTCTTGAGATCAGAAATGACGGCCTGTGGATTTATGAGGGGACCGTGATTCCTGCTCGCATTAAGAACGATTTTTGGGCCATAGGAACCGGGGCAAATTTCGCCATAGCAGGGATGCACTTAGGACTATCTCCTGCCGAGGCTGTAAAACTTGCCTGTCAGTACGACACCAGTTCTCACGAGCCTGTGGATGAAATGCGATTGGGAGGGGTTCGTGGCAGGAAAAAAAATATCGGATGAAGTAATAATAGAGGCGCTAAAGAGACTTGGTAGTCCGTCAGGAGTTGCTAAAGAACTAGACATGGATGTTACAAATGTCTACAAAAGACGCGACACCATCCAAAGACGACTAGGAATTAGCCTCCCAAGTTTCAACGCCAAGCAGGACTCGGTTGTCAAAACCATCATCCCAGAGAACAAACGGATCATTGAGCATCAGGTAGACAACGGGCACGTTTTCATAGCGTCTGATTGTCACTACTGGCCCAACGAAGTCACGGTTGCACACCAAGCGTTTGTGCAACTTCTAAAAGAGTTCAAGCCACAAACAATCATCCTTAACGGCGATGTCTTTGACGGCTCTCGTATCTCACGACACGAGCCTCTCATGGGAACCAACCCCCCAACCCCTAAACAAGAGATCGAAGCCTGTCAGGACCGACTAGATGAGATCAGGAACGCTAGTAAGAACGCTCGTTGTTTCTGGACTTTTGGTAACCACGATGTCCGGCTGCACCGTTATATTGCTATCAACGCTACTGAGCTCTCAGACTTCCCAGACCTCTTTTCCTACTTCCCCGGCTGGCTTACAGGTTGGAGAGTAGACATCAACGACAACGTAATCATTAAACACCGCTGGCACGGTGGAATCCACGCTAATTACAACAACACACTAAAAGCTGGGAGAAGTATTGTTACCGGACACCTGCACCAGCTAAAAGTCACACCGTGGAGCGATTACAACGGCAGACGTTGGGGTGTAGATACAGGAACCCTTGCAGAACCTTACGGAGAGCAGTTTGTTTATACAGAAGGCAATCCCGTGAATTGGTGTTCTGGGTTTGCCGTATTAACATTCAGAAATGGAAAGTTACTCCCGCCAGAGTTATGCGAAGTAATAGACGGAGAGGCTTACTTTAGAGGAGAGAAAGTATAGGGAGATAATGAGCGACCCGATTGAGACTACACGGGCGGCACTAGGCGGTATAAAAGAAGCAGTCAAGGTCGGGAGAGAGATAAAAGAAACCGCTAAGGAGGTCAACACCTTCTTAGACGAAGAAGCAAAAGCCCGAGTTGCTTGGAAGCGCAAGCAACAACAGATGATGCGCCGTGGCGACATGGTGTGGATGGAAGCAATTGACGAGTACCGGATCATCCGACAGATCCGCGAAGCAGAAGCTCAGATGTACCGAGACGTAGAACGAGAGTTCGGCAGGTCAGCGGTCTCTGAAGTCAAATCACTTATAAACCAATTACGAAAAGACCATCGGGAGTTAAACGATGAGTTCTACCGCAACCGTATGCAAGCCCGCAAAGAATGGGGAGGACTTCTCCTCGCTTCTGCGCTCATATATGGAATTTTCAAAGCAACTGGAGTTATGTAATGCTATCTTTAATCTCTACCCTTGGCGGGTTGTTAATCTCTGGCTTACCGAAAGTCTTAGACTTCTTTCAGAACAAAGCCGATCAATCTCACGAACTTGCTTTGGCCAGACTGCAAAATGAAATGCAGTTGCAGATGGCAGCGCAGGGTTTTGCAGCGCAAGCCAAGATAGAGGAAATCCGCACCGATCAGGTTGCCATGCAGTCTGAGGCAAAGATGACCGAAGCAGCACTTCAGCACGACGCTAAAGTCTTGGATAAGGCAAGCAAGTGGGCGGTCAACTATGTGGCTACCGTCCGTCCTACTGTTACCTACCTGTTCGTTTTGGAGTTGTTTTTGGTTAATATTGCGCTTTGCTATTTCTTGCTATTCAAGCAGGGTCTAGGAGCCATGTCTGTCGATCAATTCATTACGGCGACTAATACCATTTTTTCGGATGATGAG